GCTGATGTAACGCCATTCAAATAACCAAATTCCGTATTACTAACACCTGAATCTGATGTGTTTGGTACACTATCAATTAAATCTTCAAATTGAACTTGTGTTGGTTTGTCACCTGTTTCAAAGTAACTCTTAAGAGTTGTTCTTCCTTGTTCTGCCATTTTATTGTACTATAAATGTTGTGCCAATTTCCCAAACTCCGATTCCATCCGTAATACTACCTCTGTAAATTATTGAATCGTTGCAGCCTGTTTTAGCATATTTTACTGTTATATCTACACTTGCTGTCCATGCAAGCATTCTATCGTTTTTATCAATTCTCGGTTGGCTTGGTGAAATGCTTATATCGTTACCAACTGAATAATCTTCATGGTTTTTAAATATATCACCGTTTATAAATTGCCCTACTACATCTTGTATAATATCAAATAACCTTGAATCAACTTCTAAATCGTCTGACCTGTCCTCTTTCGGTAAATCAAAAACTGTGATTAAAACTGTGAAAGTAACAAAGCCTTTACCACTTTGACTTGTTTGTGGCTCAATTAATAAAGCAGGTAGCGCATCACTTTTAACATCTAATTGAATAGAATCACCATAGTAAAATGATGTTATTTGTGGGTGATTAGTTGCAAGTTCTTGAACTTCTTTAACTACCTTGTAAAGTGTTTGCATACCTTAATAACGAAATTTAGCGGGGTTTGTTATTTTTAATTTGTTTCACCTGTTGCTCGGCTTGGTCTTTTCGGTACATTAAAAACATTAAAGCCTTTTCAATTGGTAACTTTCCCGCCTCGTCTAATTTAAACACATCGTTATTGCTTAATTCAATTAGGTAATGATACCAACCCCAATCTATGCTTCGGCTTGTTTGGAAGGTTTGTTTATCTCCTTTTGTGGTAAATAGGAAGCTAAAGTTATCAATAAGTCGCTTCTCAAAGTCCAAAAAAAAACCATCGCACCATTTACGGCATCGCAAGGGAACTTCTCTTTAAATAGCTTTGGCCTGCCTTCTGTGCCTTTGTACGGTTGCAACCTATACAAACCCTTTGACTTTTGAATTATTGGCCTGTAAAGCACCGCTAAAATATTGTGGAGGTTTTCATTAAATCCTTTCTTTTCATACTCTTGAATGTCGGCAAATTCCGCTGTTGTTATTTCTGAAAGGTTGCTGTGCATTGCGTACTCAACCCCATCAATTTTAACCATTTTGTGTAGTTGATTATTTGCAGTTGAAAACATACCCATCAATACTTCAAAAATCTCTTCTAACTTAGCTTTTGGTAGTTTTTCGATTTGGGTTAAATCACCTTTCACAAAAATTTTAATTACCTGAATCATATACTCAACCTCGCTAACATCTTTCTTTTCTAAATCTGTTTGCAGTTTTAAAAAGTCTTGATATTGAAACAGTTTAATTTCAGTTAGTGATTCGGGTATGGTGAATTTAATTTTCATTGCATTGATTTTGATAAACCTTTTCAAATTCATCTCGCCATTTCCTGATACAACTGCCACAACTTGATGGCTTTAAATTGCGTTTAAATACGTCATTGTGTAACAGCCTTAAAGCCTCAATTGCATCACGTCTAACAGGGTCTTTGTAAAGATGCCCCCTAATCCTTGCATAAATACTTCTTTGTGCATCTGTAAGGCTTAATTTGTCTTTGTAGTAAGGAAATAGTTTATTTAATTTNTCNTGCCTTTCAGCGCATCCACAATCATCACCGACAACAGCTTTGACTACTCGGTCTATTCCCGTTGCTTTGGTTACTTTAGCGATGGTGTCGCCTAANCCTTTACTTTTTGGTCTGCCTCTTTTTGCCATTGGTTTAATCTTTAATATATTTTCTCAATTCTTTNTTTGCTCNTGTGATTGCGTTGTAAATGCTTCGCAATTCAATACCCGTATCATTGGCTAAATCTCGCATACTTGAATCGCTTGANACNTACTCNTTNAACAGCCTNCTATCAAACCAATAAAGGTCTTTAANNAAAAACCTGATNTGTTCAGCCAACTCCTTTTCCTCAATTTCATTTTTGTTATTACAATATAAGTCTGCAAAGTTGGTAGAATATTCATGTTTAATTTTCTTCTTGCTATCTAAGAACAGTTGATTAATCATACGTACACAAATAAACTTTAAAACCCCTTTATCGTGTATTGCTTTTAGTTTTGTGTCATCATAGTTGTATAGCTTTATGTACATATTTTGAACAAGGTCATCAGCATCGAATTTGCTCTTGCATATTTTGTATGCTTTCTCTCTAAAAAATCTATCGTGCTGAATTGCTATCTCGGTTATGATTTTCACTCCCCAAATTTAGTTAAATTCTTGAATATCAAATTTAATAAATTCTTTGCCTTTTTTTACTATCTCTTTTGTTACTTGAAGTTTATAGAATCGGTTATCATTTATCAAGTATTTTTTTTGAATTAAATCTAAAAGAGGTTTTAAAGGATTATCAATATCGCTTGCCTTGCTACTTACTCCAAATATCACTATTAAAGTTAATTTTTGGCTTTCGGGTATTGGTATTGACTTTAATTGAATAATACTATAATCAATCCAATCTTTATACTTCTGCGTTTTAAAACGTTTACCTTGCCATGCTTCATTAACTGATAATGGTTTAATTTGGATTTCCATAAATTTCAATTTGTTCTTTGCAATCGATTTTACAACAAAGAATATAAGTAATAGGGCGGGCTGCAAATGAACTTGGCTACCACCCAAGAGCGTTACTCATTCGTCAACTTTCACGGATTGCGTTTAACATTCCCTACTACTCATATTCAAATTGTTGTATTCAATGTTTGTTTCCACCAAAATTATACCCTTTCGCATATAATGTTGGTTATTATCATCATTTTATACCCTTTTGCGTATAATAAGAAACAAACACAAATTACAACAACAAATAATAAAAAAAATATAAATATTTTTAAAAATCTTCTATTTCAAACAAATCACCAACTAAAATTCTTTGGCACTCCGCTTTTATTCTTGGCGTTACTGTTTTATGATTTCCAATTTCAACCGCTTCAACCTCTTTTTTAACATTTCTAAATTTAAACAAATCGTTTAATTGCTCCTGCTCTTTTAAAAGGTTTTCACAAGCTCTTTTAACAATATTCCATTTAGCTTCGGTGCTGACTTGAATTTTACCCATTCGGTCAAGGGTTTCATAACACGCTGCAAGCATAGCAAATTCACCGTTTAGATGCTTTCTTTGTTGGTCTTTAATAAATTCTAAAGAAACATTTCTTGAAGTTGCCAAACGTTTTTCAGGTTCAACGGGTTTGTTAAATGTACCGTTGTGGATGGCTGTTTTATTTTTCTTTAGCCAAATATCCTGATGATAATTTTTAAGCCAAAAAATCATTCGTTGGGCATAAATAGCCCCTCCTTGTGTTTGGTCGTTATCTCTGCCATAACTAAAAGCTTCTCTGATTTCTTGCATAGTGTAGCTTAAATGATGCTTAAAAATGTATTTTGATAACTCAGTAAGGGTTATATTAACCATCTGCTCATCCTTGTTAATTGATTGGCCTATTGACTTCATGTAGTAGTGAATCAACTCTAACAAAAGGTTGTTAATAAACTGTGGGTTTTCTTCTTTTATTGTTTTCATCTTTCAAAACTTAATTTGCCATCACTAAAATCAAAGTTAATTTTTTCTTTAACCGCTTGAAAAGCCTCTTGGGTTTCTTTTCTTGGGTCTGATTTAGGCTCAACAAATCCTTTCCATCCGTTTGCCATTGTGTAATGCAATATTTCAATCGCTTTTAATTCTCGATTTGTTGCCATTTTTTGAAGTTGGGTTAGTGCTGCCTGCTCACTTGCTTCTGATTTGTAAGTAAATTTATGTTGTTCTTTTTTGTATTGCTTCCAAATTTGCCATTGATAAATAAAATTTTCAGAAGTAAAAGGAAAAACTAAATTACTCTCTTTAGGTTTTATTATTTTTTCTTCTATTATATTATCTTCTTTTATCTTCTCTTCTCTTATGCCTTTTGATTCGCTTTCAATTGGCTTTTGATTCGGTTTCGTTTCGGTTTCTTTTGGGTTTCGTTTCGGTTTTTTCGGTCTACCACCTTTAGCACCATTCTCACTGTTTATGCGGCTTTTGGTAGTTGCATTATCATATTGAACATCAAGAAACTTTATAATGATATTTTCACCTTCTAAATCAATTATACCCTCTGTAATCAATTCATTTAACTCTTTTGGATAGTTAAGCCTTCTTAAAATTTGGTCTTTAGTAAGTGAGCATTCACGCTGCCAATAATAGGCACAAAGATTAATAAATAAACCCTGTGCCGCTAAACTGCAAAATGAAACATCTTTAGTTAAATATTCGGCAGGCTCAAATTGAAAGTATGGTAATTCTTTAGCCATAATATTAAAAAGCAAAGCATCGGCTGTTCGGGTGTGCCCTCCCTACTAAGCCAATGCTTTTATATTTAAAATGAATGTCTATTTTGAATGTTGGGCACATAAGAAATACAAATATATTAATTAATTTGGTTTATACAAATAATTTCTTGAATCAAATTTACTTAAATTTTTTATAATTTCATTTGATAAAGTAAATAAATGAATCATATCTTTTAAATACCAAGCATAAATTTTTTCATTTATTTTAAAAGGTTTAGGTAGTTTTTTTAATTCTTGACAATGAACCATTCCGTTTTTATCATCTACAAAAAATAAATAAAAATCAATTCCAATATCTTCAGATGCTCTTTTGTAATCGTTGTAATGCCTTATATCAATACCTGTTGCTTCATATTTATTCAATCTTGCTTTTGTTTTTACATCAAGTGCAATAACTTTATTTTTATTTTTAGTGCAAAACATATCAAAATAATGCGCTTTATCAGTTATTGGTTTGTAAACTATCCAACCCTTACTTTCTAAATAGTTTTTTATAATTTCTTCTCCAAGATCACCTTTTTTTACTTGTATTTTATCATTCCAATTCATTAAAATTTATTAATATCGTTACCAAAAACTTCCCAACCAGTTCTTTTTTCTCTACTAAAATATTCCAATCTACGGCCTTTTGTTATTTGTTCAATCATTTCAAAAAACGAGTCTGGCTTTCTTGAGTGTTCTCTTCTTGGCTCATTTAGTATATCTCTAAAGGTTGTGTTTTCCCAATATGGCTTACCTTTAATTCCTACTAAGCAAAATTCACATTGCATTCTAAACCATGCGCCCATGCCTATTTTTTCCTTATTCCAAACTAAAGTAGCTTTGTAATCCATTCCCCAATCTTTTAGTATTTCAAAAGCATCAGGTAAAAACTTATGAGTCGTCCAAAGCAAAACAACCGAATCTTCCATTAATGGCATTTCTATTTTTTTTATATCAGTTATGCTCATTTCAGGGTAAGGGTTTGCAACTCTTCTACCTACTGAATCAAAAGAGGTAGTTTTTTTACTTTCTCCCTCATAAGGCCAAGGCGGATCAACCGAAATTACATTAAATAAACCTTTTAACTCGGGAAGTTTACCTTGTTCAATATCTTCTATTTGTTGTTCAATTAATTCAATTCGTTCTGCTTTCTTCTCCTCTTTCTTTATTTCTTGGTAAACTTGGTTTATACTTACTTCGCCTGTTGAAAGTTTTTGTTTTACTTCTGGCGTTGCTTTTGCTTCAATTTTTTTAACCTTTGCTATTGTATCGTGTGAAACTGAAGCGACTTTAGCGAGTTCTTTTTTTGTGCTTATTTCGGGCAACCGTTCGTCAGAAATCTGACTAACGGTATTTTGTTTTAAGCTTGATAATTGTTTTTCCTTCGCCTTTTCCCTAAACAAACCTTCTAACTCTAACGCTAAAACACTTCTTTGGTAATTACTCAAATTTCTTCTACCAAATTGGTTTAATATCATCCACTCCTTAACCTCATCTTCATCTTTAAAATGCATAGATTCTGACTGACAATCTAAACCCCATTTAGTAGCTATTTCATATCTATTATGCCCATCAATAATATAACCATCCCAAGTTATTATTTTTTCTCTAATACCTTCTTTTAAAATATTATCTTCTAATTGTTTGTATTCTTCTTGTGTTAAAGGTGGTATTAACCTTTTGAAATCTTCATTAATTTTTAGCATATTTTGTAATTAAAAAAGCCTTTCAGTTCATCGGTTGCATCGAATTACCAAAAGGCTTTATGTAAAAAAATAATTTTTAGGTAATGCAACTACCCTTTATCAAATATAACAATTTTATTTAAAACATTGTAAGTTGTTGTTGATGAATTTTCAACCTTTTTAAAGCTGCCTCATAATAATCTTTGTCTAACTCACAAGCAGTTAAATCAAACTTTAAATTGTGGCAAGCAATAGCGATTGAGCCACTGCCTAAATGGGTATCAAGTATCTTGTCACCTTCTTTAGCATAGTTCATCAAAAGCCATTCGTAAAGTTTAATCGGTTTTTGTGTTGGGTGTATCCTATTTTCTTTGTTTTTCATGTCGTACTGCAACATTCCATTCCATCTACATTTAAAACTTTTTAAACTATTACTTTTTGAGTAAAATGCTAATTCACCATCACTATTTGTGTAACCTTCAGCAGTATCTTTATCCCAATAAATTCTCCCACCAGATAAAAAATTATAAGGGTAATAATTAACTCCCCATATTATTTGTTCTTTACTCACTCTAAAAAGTTCTTTAAAATAATCTTCATCTGGAATACCTTTATCCCAGTCTTTTCTTGCATAGTCTTTTCTTTTTGTTGCTGCTTTTTTCATCATCAAACCATTTCTTGCATCATTTCCAACATCTATCCCATAAGGCGGGTCAACAATAGCAAGGTCGAAGTGGTTATCTTCGTACCTTGCCATAAGTTTCATGTTGTCCTCGTTTGTAATTTTAATCATAATTAAAACGGTAAGTCTGTTTCATCAGCTTGTTTATCGCTTTCGGCTTTTTTTTCTTGGGCTGAATCTTTTTTGTATTC